TACGTCACCCACTGAGTTGGCAGTACCTGCTGCACGACACTTAGTGCAAATCATGGTACGATTAACTTTGCAGCAGCGCGCTTCTCAGCGCGGTTGGCAGGTGCAGCAGAAGTTTGTGTTGGATAGACCTCGGCGTTATTTGATTCTTCCCCATGGTAGTCGGGGGAGAAGATTGCAGACGCTTGTACAATGTCCACATACTGATGGAAGTAATCTATAAAAATATAGACCTGTGAAATTAAATTCTCAGCCATGTCCTTAACATCTGTGATGAGTTTTAAGTCATCGGGTGCAAGGTTATCAGTCCAAGTCTTGTCCGATAACTTCGTCTCCAAGTTCTTGTAAATCTCCGTCACTTCTTGTATCTGCATTCTTCTGCTCATTGACTTGCTCCTCTGTGTAGTCCCGCTCCTTGCGTGGTCTGGAACCACCAAGGAAGTTTAGTAGATTGTTAATTGCTCTGTTCACACGCATACGAGATGCATCCTCTGAGATGCCTAATTCTGTTGCCAGGCTAGCGTTATCGCAGCCGTCTCCGAATCTTAGATACACGATAGTGAGTTGTTCTTGCGTCAGTCGTGCAAGTGCTCTCTCAATATCAGCCATCATGGCAAACCAATTACCACCCTCTGATGCAACCTTCTTAGCCTTAGTGAACCCTAGTTCAGTCATGGCTGGTGCATTGAGGTCTTTACGTAACACAGCAGGTAATAAGATTTCAACAACTTCACGGTCATAGTAATAGTTATCATCTACTTTGTAACCAGCAGAACGAGCCTTCTCACGCTGACAGTAATCCTTAGCAGCATTACGCAGTGAGCGTGCAACTAACTTAGTGGATTGCTTATTGTCTAGTTCTTCCCACAGGTTAACCTTGTTAGGATGTTCTAGGAACCATACCCATAACTCTTGACGAATGTCATCAGCATCGCACATATGAAACTTACGAGAGAATTCATAAGCAATTGCACTTACCATGTTGTCGTACTTGTTTGTATCAATTACCACTTGAATGTTTTACCATCCACGGTGAAAGATTGATTGATGATTGGAACTAACTGTGGTGTTACATTGTTACCATCAACATGCAAGATACCAAAACCTTGTTGCCATGTGAATAGACCAGCCTTGATGTACTTAGCATTACGATAATCCATTAGGTTACCTAGTTCCATACCCCAGATAGTCTTAGGCTTACCACCACGATAAGTCTGAGTCTGATGTGTCAACCCCATGCGGTGCGTGTGACCACATACTACACTCATACCAGAGCGCTTTGCCAGTCCCAAGGCAGTCGCACCCGCAGTGGGTTGCACATTTCCCTCATCACCATGCATTAGAAGCCAACCAGGTGCTAGTTGATAAGGGTCCGTATGATATTTAATCTCAAGTTCTTTGAGACCAAGAAAGTTTTCTAGTTGCAACTCTGGTAGACCAAGTAATCCTGGTGCACGCATAGCAACTGTGTTAAACAAGCGGTCAGTATGATTACTACGAATCATGTGCTCAACTGTTAAGTCGTATAGCACTTGTCGTGTTAGGTCACGGTCACGACCAATAGAGCGTTCAAACTCTAACTCTGTGCCCTTCGACCACTTACTGATTGTCTGCATATCCATTTCGTCTCCACAAGAGACGACTGTCTCAGGTTGATACCACTGGATAAATTTAGCCACTGCCTTGGTCGCTTCTACATCGTGGTACGGTACCTGCAAGTCGGAGATGCAAACTATATTTTTCATTTCTTTTTGGCTGCTTTCTTCGCGGTCTTCTTGGCGGTTTTCTTCACAGCACGACGCTTGTTCTCTAGTCCCACATTCTTACTTTTGGAAATGGTTCGGAGATTTGATATCCTGTCATCTCCTGCTCTACCTCTGTTGTTCTTGTGGTCGACTTCTGTTTCTCTTGGTAAACTTTTTCCTGTGGCGTCTTCGTAATCAACTCTAGCCTTATTGCTAGAAGTCGTAACCACTGTGCCATCTTTCTTCTTTCTCTTGAAAACGTAGATTGGACGTCCACCGTTTTGTTTACTGCCTCTGTAAGGTCCGAAGATTTTTCTCATTCTTGTGGCCATTTCTCTCTGAGTACCATTATTGCAATGATAGCATAGTTTGCTAGGTCTTTGTAGGAATCCTCAAGGGGTTCATGCTGCGCTTCCCCACCATTGTCAATCAAGTGATTGATGCGAGCAATCTTGTCCCACATACGAACACGTAGCCCATTAAGAGGACCACCAGGAGACTGAGCGATGTTGAGTGGGCCGTAGTCATTATGCTTGCTCAGCAATAACATGTACAGTTCATCAACAATTTCGTACACATCTAAGTCGAACTGGTCGACAGCCTTCTCGGTCCATACAAGTTCCTTGAGTTCAGCCTTATCCATTTTCTTTTAGCAACCTTTCAATTCCATCCATCACTTCTGACATCTCTGATTGTACTACACTTTCTTCAATAAAGTCTTCTAGTTCATCCCCTGATGCGTTAATCAATAACAGGGTTGCTGACTGCACATGGTCATACATGGCATCCAAGTCACCTATGTTAGTCAGGTCATTGAGTATCTCTAAGAACTGAAACAGGTCAAATGTGTATCGCTTGTTGAGGCGTACACCCCACTCATACTCAACACCACAGTGCTCCATGAACTCAAACAAGTCGCAAGTAGCAAAGTCACACTTAGGTTCTGAACACTCGAAGTGTCCGTCTACTGGAATCAACATTACTGTACGCTCTCAATCTTTTGCTTGAAGTAATCTGCACCATGCAGACGATACATAGAGTTCACATCTTCACCTTCTGGCATATTAACTACCACAAGATTACCTAGTTCACGAGAAAGAGACTTGCCAAAATCAGCACCAGCATTATCCCCGTCAGCAAATAAAAATACTTTGTCGAAGTCTTGCAAGAGTCTGGTGTAATGCTTCTTCCAGTTGTTGACTCCTGGGACCCCCACCGCAGGTATACCACATACAGTATCGAGTGTGACCGTATCAATCTCACCTTCACAGATAGAAATAAATGAGGTCGCTCTAAAGAACGCACTAACATTGTAGAGATGCGTTGTCGCACCAGCCATTCCCATATATTTCGGCTCTGATAAGTCCATCGAACGGAATCTAATGTCCACCACCCCTGAACGCGTAATATACGGAATCGCGAGCCTATTGATATACGCTTCATGACCCGTTAACGGCTCTAAGACGACGCCCAAGCGAACGGCTGTCGCTTGCTCCATTGTTATTCCTCGACCTGCCAGATATTCCTCTGCCTCGTGTAGTGCGCTGTGGTAGTACTTGGCCGCACGAGTTAAGGATTCCCTCTGCGATGACGATTGCTTCACGAAAACCTACCCCCTCTTTATCCATAATGATTTTGTAGCCACTGCCTTTGTACTGACATCCATGGCATTTGAAAAGATTGTCTTGCAGATTAACTGCTGCTGATGCGTGTGAATCATTATGAAACGGACACTTCATCTTAGCCCAACCACTTCTGGTTGGAACTGTAGCACCATAGTGCTCTAGTATTGCAGTGATATTCGGGTTCTCACTTGTCACTTGTCTAGCACCTTCCTTAAGAGTTCGACCCACACCTGCACAGGCATGGTTGCGTACCAATCTCCAGGATTCCCCTTACCCTTTCGCTTGTGCACAACCACACCTGTCCAAGCCTTGTCATTAGTCATCTCGACTATTAACTCTTCTGTCCACCCTGCTAAGTCCATCTTAGCGTGGTTCTTTATCTCTATAGTAACACCAGGTATACCTGAGATGTCACCTTTATCGAGGGTCGCACCTGCAAGACGTCTGTCTACATAGGGAAACCATTGCTTGAGGTATTTTACTACATCTCGCTCTGCCCCTGCACCTTTAGCCTTAGAGGCGCGACCACTCATTTAGTACCAGCCGTTCTGATTATGAAACGCTAAGGCTCTTGATGGACTGCCATAGCGATGCTTTATATATTTGAGTCCTAAATCAATCTGCTTTACCATCGGAGTATTCTCAGGCATTTTCAGCATCTGAGGTATTCCGTAAGCAGTTGAACGAGGGTTGTCTGCGGTGTAATCCCAGCGAGACTCCCTATTCCATAAAGTAAACAATGCCTGCCACTCATGATTACTTCTGTATTGCTCCAGGACTTTGCCCTTTGCAATCCATTTTGCCATTTTCTTCATCTCGGATATTGTTAGCGTACCAAAAAAAGGTTTAGTACACTTTTCTTTGACGACTATCTGTCTCTCTAAAAACATCGCACCCACAGCGTGAGGCAACGTTCCCACAAAGACTACAGCAGTCATAATCCAAGCGTATGTTGTTAGTTTCATTCTTACTCCTCAATTGGCGCGGTTGCCTGTGTTCCACAGTCAGCACACTCCATATCTCTGAAATACATCCCAATGGTACCATCAACTTCGAAGGATACCTTGAGATTCCAAATGTAACACCCACAGATACATACCGTGGTTGGCTCACCACGGATATCCATTGCCCTTGTGTAATCTGGCTTAAGTTCGTTTATATCTTTAGTCATCGTCATCTTCCCACTCATCGGGTTCTACGTTTGGAAACGGATTACCCCAATCAGGAGTAGGTACGATAGGGTCGATGAAACTCATTTTAACCTCTCAGCGATGTCAGAAACATCCATGTATTCAGGGTTAAAGTTCAACCAAAAGGCAGTGTTGCCTGATGGGTCTGCCTTACCATAACGGTTCTTCACTGGTGCTACGGCGATAAAGCCAGGAGCATCGGTGCCAACTGTACAGATAAGTGCAGGTAACTGTGCAACCATACCCTGCAAAGCAGAGCGTGGTTGACACGGTGTACCTACATAGGACTCCTTGGTATGGTGGAGTACTATAACAGCAGCGTTAGTATCTCTTGCGAGGTACTTGAGTTCTTTCAGAGTAGAGCGCATATTTGCAAACTCTTCTCCGCCATCGTTAGAGATATCCATAAGGTTATCAATAACGATAAGAGTAGGTGAACATCCCCATAGTTCTTCAAACGCAGCAACCTCTTGGTCTAAATCATCTAGCGTAGGACTAGAATCGAAAGACCAAAAGATGTGCTGTGCATGTTCGTTAATTACTTTTCTAGATGTGGCTACCTCTGTCTCAAGTAGAATCTCTACATCAGATTGAGGTTTGCCAGTTATCATAGCCAGCAAACGCATGGCCATTGT